CCAGATGATTTCAACTAGTGCAATCAGCGCCAGTAAAAGGAACAGGGCCGCGACGCTCGTAATCAGATAGCGGTTCACAAAATCCACTCCACCCAACTATCAGCAAACAGGGCCACTAGGAAGCAGATGGTGACCACCACACCGCGCACAGCCTCCCGCCGGGCCTGGCGGCGCTCATTTCGGGTCTTGCTCATGGTAGCTCACCTCCTTTGCCATGTCTTCCAGCTTGAACAGGGTTTCCATGTTCAGGCGGACGGTGCGGTCGCCGCCCAAAAGCCGGGAGACGGTTTCGTCCCGGATACCCAGGGCGCGGCCAATATCCCGGTTGCGCAGCCGGTTCCGGCACTTGTAGACGGCCAGACCGTCGGCCAGGCGCTGGGCCATGGCGTCATAGCGGGCCGCCAGACGCTGGTCAGCGGTCAGATACACTTTCGGCATTGTGCTTCTCCTCCTCTCGGTTACACAGGGCCTTAATCAGCTCCTGGACTTTAATTCCATAGGCGGCGTAGATGATGCGATCCACCAAATGGCGGGTGTTGCGGGCCTGGAGTTCCAAGTCCTTGATTCTGTCGTTCTCGTTCACAAAAATTCCTCCTTGCGCTTGCGGCCGCAGGGAGGTTGTGGTACAATCTTCCTGCAAGCCTGATTGGTGGGTTCAATTAGGTTTGCCGCCCTCGTCGGTGGTTCCAGCACTGGCGGGGGCATTTTCTTTTGTCAGCCATTCCAGGTGTTTGCAGGGCCCCCGGCGGCCCTTGAGGCAGCACCGGCGGCGGTGGATATATGCGTCATTCATGTAGCGCTCGTGCAGACGGCACCAGGCCGTCGGGGCCGCTGGGGCCTTTGTCTTGCGGCGGGTCATTAGCGGGTAGATGGCTGGAGTGTTTTTAGCTCAGCCACGATCTGCGAAGCGCGCTTCAAATCTTCTGATGTGTAGTGGCGCTTTTTGACCAGAGAATAAGCCTCCTCCGCCAAGGAGAGCATCCGTTTGCCGGACGTCCCCATCCGCGGCGCGGCATGGCGTAGGGCAAAGACGATGGCGCGGAGCTGCAGTTTCTGAATAAATATCAAGGCGTTTTCCTCCTCTTGCCGCTCGCTCTCTTGCCGTGGTATACTTGGCAGGGAGGAGAGGTGGTTTTGTGGATTTCCAATTTACGCGCCGGGAACTTGACTGTCTGCTAAAGCTGCGTAGGAAACCGCGTTCTTGGGAATGCCTGCGAAAGGCATCCAAAACAGACGATGATGGCCTAAATATCATGTTGAGTCGAATGGAAAAGCTGTGGTATACAAAAGACGGAAAGGCTCCCAATGGTTCTCTAATACACTTGAATCAAATCGGGGAAACCGTTGCACAAGCGGAGTTTGACCGGCGCTTTGATATGTACTTTACACGGGTGATGGCGCTTTCCGCTCTGTTGGTATCAATCGCGTCCTTCATTTTATCAGTAGTAAAATAGCGCAGATTCCAATGGCGACGCTGTTCGCACCAAGAAGAAAGTAGATCCGGCGGAAGGCCGTGCGGCTCTGGTCTTTCTCCTTAGAATAGAGGCTGTAAAGAAGAGTTCTGGTAGGTACCCATGTCTCCTTGTTGGGCCAGCGATGGTACCATTCCCTTTCTGCCTTTTCGTTTTCCGCTATGGGGTCGATTTTCTCAGGCATCTTCATCACCTTCTTTTGTGATTGTTCTGTATACAGAACAATCAGGGTAAAAAATTTCCTCATACTTGACGCCCAGGGCCTTCGCAAGGTTGAACATGACCTCGCTTCCCACCACCTTCTGCCGGTGAGTCTCAATCTGGCTGAGATAGGGGCGGCAGATGCCTGCCTTCTCCGCAAGCTCATTCTGGCTCATGCCCCGCTCCTTTCGGAGCTCCGCGACCCGATTTTTCATGGTATCCACCCCCTTTTTGTAGTGTTCTGTTTACAGCTCAGTACAATAGTGGTAGAATATACCCGCCCGGATAAATCCGGCCCCAGTCTTAGAAGTTGATGCGGCCCGACTTTTAAGGAAAGGGGGATTGGATGAACCTGACTGTGAAGTTGGGCGGCGTGCAAAAGACCATCAAATGGTCTGACGCGCCCGCGAAACCGGCTGTCACGGTTACCTTCGGCGGACAGACTCCAAAGAAGTGACCGGGCCGCCCCGCTGTTTCGGCAGCGGGGCATTTTTGCAAGGCGGGTATATTCTACTTTGTCCACCGCTAGGTGGCAACTATATAGTACACCACCTTCGCTCGTTTGTCAACTAAAAAGAACATCGTTCCTGATTATTTTTCTTGTTTATTTGTAATGTACAGTTTACAATACAAATAGGAAGGTGGTATCTATGAAGAACAGATTGGGGGAACTTGTGCGTGCAGCTCGAGGAGATATTTCTCTTCGAGATTATGCAAAACAAATTGGAATCAGCCACTCTTATTTGTCCAGCATAGAGAGCGGTATAAATCCGGCCAATGGAAAACCAATTAGCATCGGATTGGAGACTCTTGAAAAACTCTCAAAGGTAACAGGATATTCCGTTGCATATTTAACTGGAGATAGTGAAGAGGAGAAGCCCGCCGGCCAGGAGGCCGACGGGCAGGGGGACGCAGTGATTATTCACAGGGGCGGGCGTACAACGCGCCGTGTGCTCACCGATGAACAGTGGAAATTGATTGAAGGAATGTTCAACTTGCAGAACACGGGTTCTGAGCGGGAAGATGACGAGTGGTAGCTAGGATATACGGCTCAAACTGCCGATAAAGGCACCATTCAGTTCCAGACTGAAAGAAGTAAGAACAACTGCGCTCCTCCATCCACTGGGCATCCAGGTCATGCAGACGTTTTAACCGCTGGAAGGCAATTTCGGCGGCCTGCTGACTGATATGGCAGAGCTGACGGATGGCGAAAGGACCACCTACATGCAGGGCCCGCAGAACACAGGCGGGGGAGAGAAGCTGCGCGGCAAAGCGGTCGGCCTCGATTTCTATTTGAGGACGGGGTTTCTGTTCCTTGGCATCACGGTGGATGATACCAGTGCCGTGGTTTAAGCAGTAGTGACCGATTTCATGAGCGACGGTATAGCGGCGGCGGCCTGGGCTAAGATGTGGATTATACAGGATAACAGCGCCGCGTTTACCGCGGATCAGAAAGCCGTCCGCACCAAAGGTCTCATTGCCTAGGTTGCTTTCCTTCAAAATCTGATACCCTTGCGTGTAAGAGCATAGGAGGATACCAAGAGATTTGCAGATCTGGTCAAGGTCAATAGGCAGCTTTGTGATATTGCAGTGAATTAGTGTTTCCCAAGCAGTCATGTAATCCACCCCTGAACGGTGATGCGTTGAGCTCATTATAGAACGGTTGTTCGATTTTTGCAAGACGGAAAATTATACAATTTTGGAACTGCATTTTTACAGTGATTTACAGAAGAAAGAGATGACTATGGGACAATTAATCGTATATTCATGAAAGAGGAGCAGATAGAATGAAGAGAGAATACAAAGGTTTTGTCGCGGGACTGCTGGTGGCTGGGGTAATCGCCGGGACGATTGGAACCGCCGGGGCAGTTGTGGGCAGGACTCAGGCGGCATTGGACTATAACAATATCAAGATATCGCTCAACGGGCAGACCATCACGCCGAAGGATGCCAACGGGAACACGGTGGAGCCGTTCGCGATCAATGGAACCACCTATCTGCCGGTGCGGGCCGTGGGAGAGGCGCTGGGGTTGGACGTCGATTGGGATGGAGCGACGAATACCGCTTTGCTATCTGGCGGAACTGAGGCTGGAATAGACCCCGTGGTCATGGACGCATATATATATCAGCTTGACAGGCTGAAGAGCATCTCTGACGCAGCAAAGTCTACAAAAGAACTGGCGCAGTTAATAATGGGGTCTGAGGCGCTTGCGTCAAGCGGATGGCTTGATATAAACTCTATAAACAGCATGAAGAAGACCAACGCAGATTCGATCGATGCTACGAATGATTACGTTGATGTTATTGAAGCCGGCATCCGAACAGGAGACAGGATGGAGGAAGTTATGCGGCTCGGGATCAAAGATGTTCGGGACGCGCTGGCAGACCTACAGATTGCCAATAGCTATCTCGGAACAGGCTCTATGACATCTGATTATTACAGCAGCGGGCTTTCAAAGGCCAGAACTGTATCATCTTCCATGGATTACGGGTATTCGCAGATCTATGCGGAGGTGCAGACGCTGATTTGGGGGGATTGACCCATGAAGGAGATGGACAGGCTACAAGAATCCACTGTTTTAGCCGTTGGGATTGCCAAACATAAAGAACTGCCCACGAGGAGAGACGGCCTTGACAATCAAATACAGGACGGTTTATAATAGACATAGAAAGGCGCTGCAACAAGCGGTTAGCCCGGTATGAGGTTAATAAAGCAAAGCTCTAGAAACCGTCACTTGGCCGAGTGGCGGTTTCTGCTTTTCACAATAATCGTAACGGTGAACCGTCCGATATGTAGTGTGATCCGCATGGGCCTCACCCCCTTTCGGGAGGTGTGGCTAACCGCCTGCCGTTGTGCAGCGCCTGTAGACAGAATAGCACAGCAATCGACAGAAAGCAAGAGAAACCGCCCCCGGTACTCGCAATACCGGGGGCGGCCATAGAAGGGCAGATGCTTGTGGGCGCTCTGCTCCCTCATTATAGCAGACAGGAGGGATTTTTGCAATGACTGAACAGGAAAAGCTATGGGCCAAAAGGCGAGTGAAGGCCGCGAAGCTGTCCGGCCCGAAACCCGTCGAGCTGCCGTCGCATTCCTGGCGCTGTCAGGTGATGGTGGACGGGCGCCGGATCTCCGTCGTGGACGACGACCCAGAGGTTGCACATGCGAAAGCGCTGGCAATCAAAACGGGGATGCTGGTGAGCAAGGACAAAGAACAAAAGGTGACGGTTGACGAGGCGATATCACGCTATATCCAGGCTGGAGAAGGAGCGCTGTCGCCTACAACGATACGAGGCTATGAGACGATGCGGAAGCACAGGTTTCCTGGCCTCATGCGCAGAGACGTACATACAATCACGCGCCTGGACGTGCAACGCGCTGTTTCCGACGAGGCAAAGAAAGTATCCGCGAAGACCATAAAGAACGCTTATGGGCTCCTGACTGCGGTGCTGAAAGACTATGGGGTGGACGTGTCCGGCGTAAAGCTGCCCCAGCGGGTGAAGAGGCAAAAGCAATATCTTACTGTGGAGGAAGTCGTGAAACTTATCGACTGTGCGGTGGGTGATCCGTGCGAATTGCCTATTGTTATGGCCGTATGGCTTGGCATGAGACGATCGGAGATATGCGGCCTGTATTGGGATTGCGTTGACTTCGACGGTGGCAAGGTGGAGGTCCGGCGGGCTATGGTGCCGGACAAAGATAACAAATGGGTTATAAAAGAATACCCAAAGAACGAAGGTTCGCAGCGGCTTGTCGGATGCCCGGATTATATCATGGAGAAGCTGCGGGGCATGTACCATGGGCAGCAGGGGAGAGTATTCCAGTGGCACCCGGACACTGTGCGAAAGCATGTCCATGCCATCTGCAAACGGGCTGGAATAACGGACACCACCGTGCACGGGCTCCGACACGCAAATGCAGCTATTATGATACTGCTCAATGTCGTAGATCAGTACGCCATGGCCCGGAATGGATGGACTAGCGATTACACCTTTAAGCAGATTTATGGTTATGTGTTCCCCGACGGAGCCCAGGAAACAGACCAAATCATAAACGCATTTTTGGAGGAGAAACTAAAATTGCACACGGATTTGCACACGGAAAACAGTATAGACTAGAGCTGCAATGGATATATAGATTTTTTGGGTGGGTTCAAATCCCTCCTTCTGCGCCAGAATGAAAACCCCGCAACTGTAATGGTTGCGGGGTTTTCTCTTACTCTCTCAATGGATTGAGGATTCCAAAAACAAAGATTTTGATTCCGCGATAGAAGGCCAGAAACCGCTTCCGTGAGCAGAAATTACACACGGATTACACACGTGGAATACTGTGCTGGACATGAACGCAGAAAACCCGCCCCGGTAACCCAGGGCGGGCGGTGATGATATTGTTAGATGCCCCAGCCCTCGGACAGGATCGGGAGCGGGATAAACGGCCCGCCGCGCTGGGTGTGGTCAATGATGCAGGGCACGCCGTCAGCGTTGGCGGTCAGCTCGTAGCAATCAGAGCCTCGGAAAATGTGCTTGCGCCCGTCTCCGGCCTCTGCCGCCTCAAATCCTGCGGGCAGCTCTACGGTAACGCGCCGGGTTCATGTCCGGCTAATCTCTGGGTACTCCTCAAGCGTTACCTCTGCGGGCTTGCCCGTCTGGATCATGTCGCCGGTGCGGGTGATATATAATGTGGTAGTCATGTTAAGCCATCCTTTCCCCCGGGTCTGCCGGGCCTCTGTTGTGTTGATTGTATCGCGCCCATATGGGGCAGTCAAGACTTTTTCGCCGTCTCCCAGATAATCATGATCGGGAGGAGCAAGATAAACAGAATAATCAAGCGGGGGGCACCTCCTTAAAACGCGGGAGAATCAAACAAATATTCCCCGTTGGCCTTATATGCGTCATTCCAGGCGGTTACAAGCTCCGCCGCCTCTTTTTTGGGGCTGCAAAGGTGGGCGACCTGCAATCCGCCGATGCAATCAAGCGCAAATTTGAGGTTTTCCCCGGCCTTGCATGGCAAAACATAAGAGTAATAACCGGGGCTGCATTCCTGGTGTGTTCGCGGGGCAAAGTGGTTTCGTTCTTGTCTTGGCAGACCGTGACGGCCATATAAATTTTACTCATGTCATTTCCTCCATTCTCCGGCGGGCGGGTCAAGACCGGTAGATAATCAAAAAGTCGTTGTAGTGGTTGCGATTGAGTTTTACAGGGTAGGACGGCCAGACTTCCGTTCGCTTGCCTGTCATGCCGTAAAATCCGCGCACATGGTTAAGTTGTGCCGGGGGCAGGCGGTCAGCCCATGCGGAGCCGATAAATCCAACGGCCAAATATTCCGGAGTCTGGTCTGCAATGGTAAATCGGCCTGCAATATCTACGATTATTTTCATGGTTAAGCCTCCCTTGCTGTCCAGCTAATGCGATATGGGTCTTGATGGTAATTTGCGCCTCTGGCCCACAGCTTTTCTTTATCTAAGAGGTGATTTGCTGTGATGTGATAGGGTTTTCCGGTTTCCTCGTCCTTGTAATATAGCCTGTATTCGCTGGCGGCCTTGTTAAATACAATGCTTACAAGTTTCATTGCTCGACCATCCATTTAGTAAAGTTCGGCGCTCTGCTTGCTATATTCGCGCCGCGCGGCCATGTATGCGGCCCGTTGTACGTCGCTAAAGTTGCAGGCGGAGAAAAGCTCTTCGATGTCCTCATAATCGCGGACGCCGGAACAGTCACCAAAAGCGGAACACACGTCAAAATCGGCTTGCCAGTTTATGCCGTATTCGTGATTAAACATCTCGCGGAGAAATGCGTTTTTCCAGTATTCCGCGTTGTCGCTTTCGGGTTCTGCCTTTTCAAGCATGGCAAGCAATTCTTCTCCGCTATTCACAAAATCAGCGTCTTTTTTGTCGTAGAACGCAAGGAAAACGGGGCTAAAAATCATTTTTTCGGTTTTCCTTCTCAGTTTTTCCCGCTCCTTATCGGGGCCACAGAAAAACATGGAAATATGATCCCTGCGCAGTCCGTAGTAATTGCGAATGTAGTATTCTTTCGCTTGCTTGTCCTGGTAGTCGCTTACTGTTTCCATCTCGTCGGCGGTAAACAGCTTTTTATTTAGGCTGTCAAGGTAAAATTTCCGCAGTTCGTCGCGGCTTTTTCCTGAGTGGTGTAGCTCGTAATCATTGGCATACTTGATATAATGCCCATCAGCGAACACAAGCACGGAATAGCCGAAATAGCCGCCAAAGTCCACAAAATAGACTTGATGCCCCTTGACGGTGGCGGCCTCAATAGCCATTTCTGCGGCCTGCGCTTCCGTCAATGTTTCAATATCGCGGATTGTGTATTCTTTCGTTGCGGTAGTTGTCATTTTAATTTCCTCCTTGTCATGGAGGGCCACCCGTGGTATACTGGGCGTGCCCTGGTTCGCGGTTGTTCTGGGGCTTCTCTTGCCCTGGTCACTGTTGCAAGCGGTGGCCGGGGCTTTTGTCTGCCCTCGTGACCTCCGGGGCGGGGTGGTGGTTACTCCGCATACAGCCCAGAGGCCGCAAGCTGGAGGGCCTCGGAGATGGCGGCATCCCTAGCGGCGGGGCCATAGCCGGGAATGGTCTTGTTGACTGAGGGCGCGGGGTGCTCCCCACGTAGGCAGGCATAAGCATCTCCCCACGCCTCCAAAAGGTAGCTCGCGTCTTTGCCCTGGTTGTACTGCCGGACGGCGACGCGATAGCCCCGGAGCTTCTTCTGCTGTCCCCGATTCTCCCAGCGCTTGGGATCAAACCGGGACGCGCTGCGCTTAGGCTGCATCATTGAAGCCGGGACCAATACAATAATAGTCTTGCTGCTGGCGTCATACGACCCTCGGACGGTCTCGCAGTTAGCATAATGCCGCTTATAATCGCGGTACTGCATCTTGACTTCTTCCATTTTCTTTCCCTCCCGGCCTACGGCCTTGCTTTTCCCTGCCGGTTGTGTTATATTGGAGGCGGCCAGATGGCAGGCTCTAACCGCCTCCGCTGGGTCTTAGATAGTCGCTTGCTTGTTCAGGGCTGGGCGGCTATCTTTTTTACTGCTTGGGGATGGCCTCTCGGATAATGCGGGCCGCGTCCTGCGCGTCCTTAGCCGTGGCCTCTACCAGCTTCGCCAGGGTTTCAAGATAGGATGCTAACTCGGTCTGGGTCATGCTATCAATCTCCATTTCGTTTACCTCCTGCCAGGTGGATTCCGCTTGGCTGTTGTCCCTTGCGGTGATTTCATGATAGCACGGTTATACAGTGCTGTCAATTAGACTTGTTGCACAAGGTTCTTTGGGCGGTTTTGTGGAAACTATACACTGTTAAACCGTGAAAAGACATGATACAATATAATAAAGATTTCGGGAGGTGATCACATGGTAACCTCGGCAAAACGCAAGAGCAATAACGCATGGGACAAGGCCAATATGACGGTACTAGGGTGTAAGGTGCGCAAGGACTACGCCGACCGTGTGCGGGCAGTCTGCGCCGCTCACGGGGACACTGTTAACGCCTTATTACGGGACGCACTGGATAAGTATTTAGAAGAGCACGAAGAGCGAAAGTCATAACTTTTTGAGGCAATTAGTCTGACTAACTGTCACATAACACTAAGTCTCAAATGACCAAAATAGAAAAATTTTTGAATCCGCTATCTGTTGCAGTACAATAGATAGCGGCTTTACTTTAGCGTAATGTATTTTCCAAAACGCGATTTTCGATCGATCTCCTGGATAGGAGCAGAGGCTCACAGGTTAAGGGCGAAAGGAGGCGCACCAGCCACATGTACAAAACAGATAAGCAGAGAGCGGCGGAGGGGAGACCATCATACTACACCGCACCGGAGCTGGACGCAGCTTGTGCCGCCTACTTTGAGGACTGCGACGCAAACGACCGACAGCCTACCAAGCCTGGACTCCTTCTCCATCTTGGGGTGACGGAGAAGGAGTGGAAGGTTTGGGAGGCGGGGGAGCCTGGATATACGAGACACCCGGCGATCTGCCAAAAAGCGTTGCTAGAAATGCGCGACCGACTGGAGCAGCGCAAGGACACGGCGGCTATATTCCTACTCAAGCAAAAGCCGTATGGAGGCTATACAGACCGGCCAGAGCCGGATAGTGTAGGCGGAATAAAGATCCACGTTTCATTCGGCAAGGATAAGCCCAACTCAACAAAATAGTGATTCTATTGAGTTGAACGAGGAGGCAAACCATTGCGGCGCAATGAGTGAGAGGCTTTGCATACTGTATTCGCAATATGCAGTCTTCAGACCACAATATATGGGGGTGTCTGCACGGGCTGCACTGCATGGATAACCAGCGCCCCAGGGCGTGCAGGTGAGCGAGGGAGCAGGGGAGAGGGGAGGCCCTACCCCCGCCCCGCCCCCACCCGGTACGGGGGTAGCGGAAAATCGGGGGTGCCTTTCCAGGAAGGGTATAGGGGTATCACCGCTTTCACCAAACGCCTCCAAAGCATTACACAGGGGATTCGCCAAGCGGTAAGGTATGAGGTTTTGGCCCTCATATCGCAGGTTCGATTCCTGCATCCCCTGCCACCGGCGTGAGCCGGACTTTTCCCGCATCCTCCTTTTCTACCGCCCGGCGCCGAGGCGGTAATATCGGGCCCCTACGCTGCACGGCTGAAAACCACCCGATAAACTGGGCGGAGGGTCGCGCCCTCCATGCGGCAAATGACTGTGGAGAGACACTATACCGGGAAGCCTAGAGCGTCTGACGGCCCCGGAGAAGGGGCATGACGCCCGCCTGTCATGGAGGCGGAAGCGGTGGCAGCTATGACCTGCCCCGGCGCTATCCCACTGAAAACTGCCCTGCGAGTGGCTAATCATGATGTCGCCGCCGAGACCAGGGTGTGACAATCTAAGCGGGAAGCGCACAAAAAGTTGCAAAAATGGGATGGTGTAAAGTGAGTGGTGTACTCATAATCATTGCAGAACTTATCTGCCTTGTTCTTATGGTTGTAAATGCTTATTTAGCTTTCAAAGCAAAGCAGAAAGACGACCTTAATGGAATGGTTTGGAATTTGGCATTTATGATCCTAATGAGCACTTGTATTAGATAACCAAAAATATGCCGAGTGCTGTAGCAGAAGCGCCTGCGGCGGCCCGTTACGTCGCGGACGTGTGGCGGCTCAATGCCGCCTCTCGGCTCCAAACGCAGATGGAAAGCAAAAGAGGCACTGCGCGATTAAATTAAATGCCAATGGGCGGCTGGACAACCTACTGTCCGCCATATGCCGCTCCTCGCCGCATGAGGCGGGCGGTGGCACCAGATGTATGGCACCACAGGTTAAAAGCAGACGGGCCTTCCTTGTGCGCTGTGCGAAAGCGGCAAGGCGAAGAAAATTATTGTTGGCTGACCCCGGCTCTATAAAGATGAACGGTTCCGACTGACGACACCAGCGGAGGGGTTGAGATGTACCGTGATTATCAAGGCTGTTCCTATGGATGGAGTATGTGAGGTGAGGATGGAAAGGTGTGGCAACGTAGACCGACCAGCGGTGTCTAAGCGTCAGTAGCAGAAACGGAAATAGGTTGCTGATTGTAATACAGCCTTGATGATTGTGATGTGATCCCGCATAGCGGGTTACATACCATTGAGCGGTGGCGGAACAGACACTAATTGTGGTAAAGCTGGTGCGATTACCAGCAATAGTAGACGCTGACAGTGAAGAAGAGTAACCGTCTGTGAAGAACAAAGCAACAGCGGCGAAGTCGTGGGCGTAGAGCTTTGGTGAGGCCCATATGTGAGGTGCAAATCCTCACCCGCTCAAATTTGCCGCCCCGCAGTTGCAGGAGACGGGGGCGGGGGTACTACAAAACAGGGGGTGGGGATGTTTTCATGGCAGACCCGAAAATTTCAAAACAGAGAGCTGTGGTTCAGGGCGGATGGGTATTGTGTCCGGTGACCTGGGCCAAGATCGGGGCGCTGGAGAAGGGTGCCCACGGGAGCGGGGTGGCTCCCTACTGCCCCAAGTGCAAGGCATCCCATCCGGTGATATTGAAAGAGCCCTAGAGGCCAACTACCGAGGAAAACTCGGCGGTTGGCCTCTTTTCGTTTGTCTGGAGGTAGGTTGTGGCAAGGCGGAAACCGAATCAGCCCACGGGGGAAATCAAGCTGGAGCTGGGGGAGCTGTATCCCAAGCAGTGGCAGTTCATAGAGAGCAAGACCCGGTACACGGCCTATGGCGGCGCGCGGGGCGGCGGCAAGACCCACGTGCTGATCCGGGCCTGCATCCGGGGGGCCTTGCAGTATCCGGGCATCAAGATTCTGATTCTGCGGCGTACCTACCCGGAGCTGGAGCAGACTATCATCCAGCCCATGAACAAACTGGTTAACTCCGCTACGATGGACGGGCGGCCCTGCGGCGACCTGATTGCCACCTACAACGGCACCATGCGAATGCTGTTCTTTGCCAACGGTTCCACCGTGAAGTTCGGCCACTTGCAGAGCGCAGCGGCTATCACGGAGTACCAGGGCCAGGAATACGACTGGATTTTCATGGACGAGGCCACCCACTTCACCGAGTATGAGTTCCGCACCATGGGCGCGACGCTCCGTGGCGTCAACGAGATTCCGAAGCACTTCTATTTGACCTGTAACCCCGGCGGCGTCGGGCATCAGTGGGTGAAACGGCTGTTTGTCACACGGGAGTATGAGGGCGTCGAGAGCGGACGGGATTACTCCTTCATCCCCGCCACGGTGGAGGACAACAAGGAGCTGCTGAAAGCGTCCCCGGAGTACATCCAGATGCTGGACACACTGCCGGAGGACATCCGGGCGGCCCACCGCTACGGCGATTGGGATGCCATGGCCGGACAGTATTTCAGCGAGTTCCGGCGGGAGCGGCACGTGGTGAAGCCCTTTATTGTGCCTAAGGAGTGGCCCCGCTACCGGGCGTTTGACTACGGACTTGATATGTTCGCCTGCTACTGGTTCGCCATTGACTTTGACGACCGGGTGTGGGTGTACCGGGAGTATTGCGAGAGCGGCCTGATTGTGTCTGAAGCGGCGGCCGCCATGCGGCGGCTGACCCCGCCGGGGGAACAGATTCAGTTCACCGTCGCCCCGCCGGACATGTGGAGCACCCAGAAGGACACGGGGCGCACCATGGCCGAGATTTTCATGGAGAACGGCATCGGGATTGTCCGGGCCTCCAGCCAGCGGGTGCAGGGCTGGATGGTGGTGAAGGAGTTCCTGAAGGAGCGACCGGACGGACGCCCGGGGATGCTCTTCACCGAGGACTGCCCTCGAATGATCCGGGATTTGCCCGCCCTCCAGCACGACGAAAAGAACCCCTCGGACTGCGCCAAAGAGCCCCACGAGATTACCCACAGTCCCGACGCCCTGCGCTATGGGCTGATCTACCGGATGATGGGGGCACGGCTGGAGCCGGTGCGGCCGGAGCGGGACGATGTGGACTATGTGGAGGAGTACGACGACTACATGACCGGCGGAGAGGCCGCCGACGGATATCTGAGCTACGGAGGATAAGGACATGAACAAGCTGATTTCGCTTGCCCTGCACGTGGGGCGGCTGGAGGCCCGCCTGGAGGCTCTGGAGAAACGGCTGGAGTGGGAACCGCCCGCGCCGGAGGTGCACGTGGAGCTGGGACATGCGGCCACGGGGGCCGACCCGAAGGCGGAGGAGGACGCACGCCAGGCGGAGCGGCTGTTGCAGGAGGGCATTGACAATATCATGGGCTATCAGTGGCCGCCCCGGCGGGAGGGTGAGTGATGGCAAAGAAGGAAATCACCCCCGAGTCCGTGTGGAACGAGTACGAGACGGCCTGCAACTTCAAGGCCGGGCTCAATCTGTATGACAATGTGCGGGCCAACGAGAACTTTTACATCGGGAAGCAGTGGGAGGGAGTGCAGTCCAACGGCCTTCCCACCCCAGTGTTCAACTTCATCAAGCGGATCATCCTCTATGTGGTGGCCTCTACAGCCACGGATAATCTCAAAATGGCGGCGTCGCCTCTGTCCTCCTCCGGCATGGCGGCCCTGGGGGATCTGGAACGGCTGACGGATGTGGTCAACGCCCAGTTTGAGGCCCTGTTTGAGCAGAATAAGCTAGGGAAACAGACCCGCGAGTTCATGCGCAACGCCGCAGTAGACGGAGACGCCTGCATTTACGTTTGGTTTGACCCCGATGCGGAGACCGGGCAGACGGCGAAGGGCACCATCCGCACAGAAATTTTGGAAAATACCCGCGTGTCCTTCGGTAACCCCACAAACCGGGATGTGCAGAGCCAGCCCTATCTTCTGATCTCCCGCCGGGAGCTGCTGGACGAGGTAAAGGAGCAGGCCAGGGCGCAGGGCGGCGCGGCGGAGGACATCCTATCGGACTGCGACGAGACCGGCGACCGCTTTGACGCTATGACCGACGGAAAGGTGACCACCATCACCCGCTTCTGGAAAGATGGGGGAACGGTACGCGCCATCAAGACCACCAAGGACGCGGTGGTGCGCAGCCAGTGGGACACGGGGATGCAGCTCTATCCCATCGTTTGGATGAATTGGGACTACGTGCAGAACTGCTATCACGGACAGGCGGCGGTGACCGGGCTGATTCCCAACCAGATCTTCGTGAACAAGATGTTTGCCATGACGATGATCTCCCTCATGACCACCGCCTATCCGAAGATTGTGTACGACAAGACCCGGATTTCCCGGTGGGACTCCGGGGTGGGAAAGGCCATCCCGGTCAACGGCGGAGACGTGACCAACGTGGCCCGTGCCATCGACCCGGCGGCCATCTCGCCCCAGGTGAGCCAGTTTATCGAGCTTGCCATCTCCCTCACCAAGGAGTTTATGGGGGCCACAGACGCGGCCCTGGGCGATACCAGGCCGGACAACACCTCCGCCATCATCGCCTTGCAGAAAGCCTCCTCGGTGCCCATGGAGCTAACCAAGCAGAATTTCTTCCAGTGCGTCGAGGATTTGGGGCGTATCTGGCTGGATCAGATGCGGGCCTACTATGGGGTTCGCTATGTGGACTTGAAACCAACCGAGGAAGAGAAGCAGGAGATGCTCTACCTGGGGCAGGTGCCGGACGACAAGCCGCGGCCCACGGAGTTTGACTTCTCCCTGCTCAACCAGGTGCCGTTGTCCATTAAGCTGGACGTGGGCGGCTCGGCCTACTGGAGTGAGATTGCGCAGATGCAGACCCTGGACAATCTCCTGATGAACGGCCAGATTAACGTGGTGGACTACCTGGAGCGGGTGCCCAACGGCTACATCTCCAACCAGCAGGAGCTGATTCAGACCCTGCGGGAGCGGATGGGGATGGTTCAGCCAGCCATGCAGGGGCAGACGGGAGCCGTACAGGCCGGGCAGGGTAACACAATCGACCTGGCGGCGGGTTCCGGCTACGGGAACCTACAGAGGGCCATCAATCAGACCGGCATGGAGGGAATGGACCTCTCCCAGATACGGGTATAGCGGCGGACCAGCCGTGACCAAATAAAAGCCGCCCAGACCAGGGCGGGAAGGAGCGAAGCAATATGGACGAGACCATGGAGACCGTGCAGGGCGACATTGAATCCGCCTGGAGCGCGGAGGACCCGGCGGGCGAAGCAGAGGGGACGGAGTCGGCGGCTGCGGCAGACCAGCCGAAGGGCGGCGAGGAAACCCCTCCTGCGGAACCAAAAGCGCCGGATGCGCCGGTAGCGCAGCCGGAGCTGTTTACCCTCAAGAACCGGGACGAGACCCGCCAGGTGACCCGTGACGAGCTGGTCGCCATGGCGCAGAAGGGGTGGGACTACGACCATGTGCGGCAGGAGCGAGACCAGCTCCGGCAGTACCGACAGGAAGCGGATCCCGCCCTGGAGCTGGTGAAATCCTACGCCCAGCGCAACGGTATGTCGGTTGGCGATTACCTGGACTATTGCAGAAAGCAGGAGCTCATCGCAACCGGCATGAACGAGCAGGACGCGGCAGCCAGGGTGAGCATGGAAAAGGAACGGGCCGACCTTGCGCGGCAGCGGGCCGAAATCCAGGCGTATCAAGACCAGCAAAACAGCGTTCTGAAGCATGCTCAGCAGCAGGCCCAGGCCCGGAAGCAGGACATTGAGGCGTTCTATCAGTCATACCCCGGCGTAGATCCCAAGAGCATTCCGCCCGAGGTGTGGGGCGCGGTGCGCGGGGGCGACACGCTCACAAATGCGTACACCCGCTGGGAGAACAAGCGCCTCCAGGCCGATCTGGCCGCTGAGCTGCAGAACAAGGCCAACCGGGACAAGACCCCCGGCAGCCTGGGCGGGGACACCGCAGACGACAACGCCGGCCTCATCTCCAAATACTGGGACGAGGCAGATTAAGGAAAAGAGCCCAAGAGGCCGAACCGGAGACGGTGAGGCCCATCCCTCCGCCCGGTTCGGTGAGGGCGGAAAGGAAGTATTATGGCAATCAATTTAGCGGAAGCCTTCTCCAAGAAGGTAGCCGAGGCATTCAAGCAGGACTCTCTGACCGACAGCGCCACCGGCCACGACTACTCCTTCTCCGGCACCCGCACGGTGCGGGTGTGGAGCGTGGACACCGTGCCCCTGGTGGACTACCAGCGCACCGGTTCCAACCGGTACGGCACCCCCGTGGAGCTGGGTGATACCGTCCAGGAGATGACCATGCGGGACGAGAAGTCCTGGACGTTCACCATCGACAAGGGCAACCAGTCCGACCAGTACAACATCAAGGGAGCCACCCGCGCCGCCAAGCGGCAGATTGAGCAGCAGGTCATTCCCTATGTGGACAAGTACCGCTTCCGCGAGTGGTGCACCAATGCGGGTATTATTGAGGGCCTGTCTGCTGCGCCGACCAAGGGCGACATTGTGGACGCGATCTTCGACGCTGGCGCGGCCATGTCCGACCGGCTGGTTCCCTGGAGCAACCGCACCCTCTACATCCCCAACGAGTATTTCAAGCTGCTGGCCCTGTCTGACCAGTTCATCTCCATCGAGGCCCTGGGCAAGAAGTCCGTCAGCAAGGGCGAGGTGGGAGAGATTGACAATATGGTAGTCAAGCGGGTGCCCGCCTCCTATCTGCCCGCCGGGGTGTACTTCCTGGTGAAGTACAAGGGCTCCACGGTAGACCCGGTGAAGCTGAACGACATGAAGATCCACCAGGATCCGCCCGGCATCGGCGGCAATCTGCTGGAGGGGCGCATCTATCACGACTCCTTCGTGCTGGGTACCAAGGCCAACGGACTGTACGTGGCCGGAGCATCTGGCAGTGTGACGGCGGCTCCCACCATTAAGGACACCACCGGCACGGTGACCATCACCAAGAAGGGCACCTGCAAGTACACCGTGGACGGCACCGACCCCCGCTATTCCGCTACGGCGCAGGTATACTCCAACACCTTCAGCGCGGAGAAGGGCGTTGTGGTCAAGGCCGTGGATGTGGAGACCGGCAAGTTCCCCTCCGCGGTGGCCAGCTACACCGTGGTAGGCGCCGGCGGTTAAGCAGAAAGGGCCCGGGCGGGGCTTCAGCCCCGCCCGACTGCCAACAGAGAGGAGGAAGAACGGCGTGGCAACGACCGCCCAATGGATTTTTGAAAAGGCCATGAACCTGATGGACGAGGTGAACGAGTCCACTGGTGCCACCGACACGGCGGATACCCGCGAGTATAAAAACCGCACAATCCCCATTCTCAACATACTGCGGGTAGAGTGCTTTCCGGCCTCGGATACCTACCGGGTGACGGAGCCGGGCAAGCGGCCTATCTGCCCGGAGATTGCGGACTTTGACACCCCGATCGGGCTGGACGACGGTATTTGCCAGGGCGTTCTTCCCTATGGGCTGGCGGCCCATCTGCTGCTGGATGAAAACCCGGACGTGGCCGCCTACTTCAACCAGAGGTATGACGAGCTGCTGGAGGAGTACCGCAGTGCGATTCCGGCGCAGGCGGAGGACATCGAGACCATGTACGGCGGGATTGAGTACGGATGCTTCGGGAGGTGGTGACGTGGCGAACATTGTCAGCACCAGTGAGACCAAAATCTATCAGATTAAGAAGTGGCTTGGCCTGAACGAGTCTCCCGACGGCGACACACACATGAAAATGGGAGAGGCCGCCGAGATGCGCAATTTCCGCATTACCGCCGAAAACCATCTGCAAATCAGGCCCGGCTACGGCCTCTTGGCGGAACTGTCCTCCGGGAACCCGGTCCGAGGGATGTGGAGCGGCTACATCGCGGGGAAGCACCATGTTCTGGCGGCCTGCGGCGGACACCTGTGGGACTTGGATCTGGAGGAGCGCACGGCGGCGGACAAGGGGGCCATCCACGACAGCCAGACCTCCATGTTTGGCTTTTCCGATAAGCTCTACATCCTCACCGGCACGGAATACTATTCCTGGGACGGTGAGGGGGCCCCGGCGGCGGTGGAGGGATACATACCCATTGTCACTACTGCGGCCCCGCCCACTGGCGGCGGCACGCTTCTGGAGCCGATGAATCTGCTGACAGGGAAGAAGAGGGCGGAGTATTCCCCGGATGGCGAGGCCAAGGAGTTCCAGCTCCCTGAGAACAAGCTGGACGAGGTCATCTCGGTGGAGGGCACCGAGATCAAGTATACGGCAGACCTGGAAAAGGGAAAGGTGACCTTCGACTCTGCGCCGCCAAAGGGTGTTAACACAATTACCTTTACATGGCGGAAGGGCACGGGAGAGCGGGCCAAGGTAACCGGAATGCGGTTTGCAGAGCTCTACAACGGCGAATCGGACAGCCGGGCATTCTTGTATGGAGACGGCACCAACGAGGCGATTTTCTCCGGCCTGGACGAGAACGGGCAGGCGTCGGCAGAGTATTTCCCGCAGTACAACACGGTGGCGGTGGACAGCGCCAATACACCCATTACCGCTATGATCCGCCACTATGACCGCCTACTGATCTTCAAAACAGACTCGGCCTACTCCTGTTCGTACTCCACCCTTACCCTGGGGGACGGCAGTGTGTCGGCGGCGTTCTACACCTCGTCACTGAACCGCTCCATCGGAAATGCAGCACCGGGCCAGGCGAAGCTAGTGGACAACAACGCCCGCACAGTCTACGGGCGTTCGGTCTACGAGTGGTCACTGGCGGCCAACTCCGTCCGCGACGAGCGCAATGCCAAGCGGGTCTCTGATAAGGTGGCCGCCACCCTGGGAGCGTTTGATCTGACGCAGGCCATTTGCTTTGACGACGAGTGGAACCAGGAATATTACATTTTCTACGGCGGGCAGGCCATCGTCAACAACTACCAAAATAATTCCTGGTACTTTTACGACAATCTTCCGGTAAACGCCGTGGTGGCCGTGGAGGGCACGCTCTATTTCGGGACACTAGATGGCCGGATCATGGAGTTCTCCAGGGAGTACCGGAATGACAACCTTGAGGACATCAACGCATACTGGGAGAGCGGTTCCATGGATTTTGACCTGGATTGGAGGCGTAAATACTCCTCCACCGTCTGGACAGCCATGAAGCCGGAGAGCCAGGCCATTGTGACGCTGACGGCGGAGTCCAACGTCAAGTCGGAGTACCCGGACAAGATTGTCTCCGCCGGTCTGGCGACCTTCCTGAACATGAGCTTTGAGCACTGGAGTTTCGGCACCAACCGGAAGCCGCAGCTCATTCGCTCCAAGCTGAAGGTGAAGAAGGTAACCTACTACAAGCTCATTATCCGCAGCAAGTCTGCCTCCGCCACGGCGACCGTGCTTTCCGTGGATTTGCAGGTGCGATACACCGGAAACGTGAAATGAGGTGCTTTTGTGGCAATCACACCTTTTGAAAAGGACATTGAGATCATCCAGAAGCTGGACGACGAACCCAACGACGTACAGGGCCTTACCCCGGAGGAGCTGAAAAAGCGCTTCGATCAGGCGGCCATCTGGCTCAAGGAGTACATCAACGGGACGCTGATCCCCGCCATTACCGGGGACGGCGGCACCGGCGGCGCGTCCAACATTGGCGCGGCGGTGGATGACTTCCCCGGCGAGACGGTGCAGGAGGTGCTGGACGCCTTCAACGACGCGCTGACCGACCGCTATACTAAGTCTGAGACAAACAGCTACGTGGGCCAGGAGACGGAAAACCTGGTGGAGACCGTGCATGTGGATCTGACCACCGGAGTGATTACCGTCACCAAGAAGGACGGCTCCAAGGAGACCTTCGACACGGCGCTGGAGAAGGTGCCTGCCACCATGGCCCTGGTGGACGAGGAGAGCGGCACCTATCTGGTGATCACCAACGTGGACGGCAGCCAGACCAAGACGGATGTTTCCAAGCTGATCGACACCTACACCTTCCAGAACTCCGCCGAGGTGGCCTTTTCCGTGGATGGGAGCGGGAACAATAAAACGGTGACGGCCTCCATCCGCCCCGCCTCCATCGGCCTGGATCGCTTTACTCTGGAGGTTACACAGAAGCTGGAGCAGTACAACGCCACCAGCAAGGCCAACGCCGACGCGGCGGCGGCCTCCGCCAAGGCGGCCAAGGCCAGCGAGACCAACGCGAAGGGGAGCGAGACGGCGGCGTCCGGGAGTGCGTCCCAGTCTGCACAGAGCGCCGGAGCGGCATCCGGCAGCGCATCCCAGGCCGCGCAGAGTGCAGGGGCAGCGGCGGCCAGTGCGGAGAGCGCACAGAGCAATGCGGCCCAGGCGCTGGCGGCGAAGAACGCGGCGGAGGCCAGCGCTACACTCTCTCAAAGCTGGACCGAGGGTGGCACTGGAATCCGGGAGGGTGAGAATACCAATAACGCCAAATACTGGGCGGGTGTAGCGCAGGGCGCGGCGGGCGGCGGCGTGACGACCTTCAACGGACGCAGCGGAGCCGTGGTTCCCGCCGAGGGAGACTATACCGCGGAAATGGTAGGGGCGAGGCCGGAAAGCTGGATACCGTCGGCGGCAGATACCGGGGCGGTTCCCATCACCGAGAAGGGCGCGCCTAATGGCGTGGCGACGCTGGGGCCCGATGGCAAGGTGCCCGCCGGGCAGCTCCCAAAGATGGACTATGACCCGGCGGGCAGCGCGGAGGCGGTGCAGCAGGCCCTGACCGCCCACACCGGGAACAAGAACAACCCCCACGCCGTTACGGCGGAGCAGGTGGGGGCTCTTGCAAGTTCCGGTGGAGTCATGTCCGGGGCAATCAGCATGAGTGGTCACAAGATAGCCAATCTGGCCGCTCCTGCTGATTCCACGGATGCCGCTAATAAGCAGTATGTGGACGAGCACGCGGGGGCGAAGGTTATTTTGGGGAGCTATGTGGGAACGGGAAAATCAGGCAAAAGCAACCCTAATCAAATAACCTTAGCCGAACCCTTTAAACTACTCTGTATTTATGGTATTCAACATACGGATTCGTATACAAGTATCAGCGATTCTGATATTTGTAATATTATTCCAAGCAGTATTATCCCTACTGAGTATACAAGCGGCTTTGGTTTTGGCATGGGCTACAATTATAATCCAAGAGATACTTACGGTAAAAAATCGACGGATGGAAAAACTTTCAGTTGGTATTTTGGCCTTAGCCCGACTAGTGCAGCAGATGTACAATTTAATACATCTGGAGTTGTATATCACTACTATGCCATAGTTTAGAAATAAGAGGTGAATCAAATATGACCATCATCCAAATTGAACCGCTGGAAACCGGCCAGCACCCGATCCAGAGCCAGAGCGGGCGGAGCGCCTGCTGGCTGGATGACTACATAGAGGTGCCCGCCCACCTCCATGACGCGGTGTGGGCGACCTATGGCTGGTGTGACCTCCAGATTGAGGGGGACAAGCTGGTGGGCATCACGCCTACTGAGCGGCCTCCAGAGCCGGAGCCGGAACCCCAGCCGCCCCTCGCAGAGGACATCACTCTGGACATGCTGTCCGAGCACGAGGCGCGGCTGTGCATGCTGGAACTCACCGCTGCCACATGAGAAAGGAGACGCCATGACAACCGTATACAACCTCTGCAAGCTGCTCATTGACCGGGGCCGCACCGACGGCCTCCAGGACAAGATGGATGTCTATCTCGCCGCCGACCGGCTCACCCCGGAGGAGTACCAGGAGCTGGCCGGGCTGCTGGCCCCGGAACAGTAATCAACAGCAGGATCGCTGGATAAAAGGATGTGAATCAAATGAGTAAGATCATTACATATGTCCCGCTCTCGTCCGTGGAGCGGATTGAGCTGAGAGTCACCAACTGCCGCAAGACGCTCTCTCAGGTCAAGGCAGAGACCAAGGCCCATTACGTGCTCAATGGAGGC